AAAACACAAGCAACGCCCCTGAAAAATGCCTAATATCTTTTGCGACACCGTTTGTAGGTAATTTCATTATTTATTTTTAACTTCGTTTCTAATTTTAAGCACTGTATAAATAATAGTGCCTATTAATACAAGTATTCGTAAACCGTCTTCTATTTGAGGAATAAAACTTATTAAAATTGCACCTGTATTTATAGCTGCTAACTGTTTCATTTTTTTTTAATTATCACCTGCTATCCCAAGTTTTATTTTCTTCATTCCAAACGTAATTAAATGGAGAATAGTCGTCAGGATAATCAACAGGCGGTTGCCAATCAAAATTACTATCTAAAGCCCAACTGTTAAAGGGTTGAGGTCGAATAAATACATCATTTTCTGAGTCATATTTAAAGCCAATTCCAGCAAACTGTTTTCTAAAATTATGATTATAAGATGTTTGCACCCATTTACTTTGTCCTAATAAGTTATTTAAAAATTTTTTTCCTTTTAATTCACTTTCAGTATTATCAGCTTTTAATAGAACATCATTGTTTACTACTAAAACACTTACTACTATATTATTGTTATCTAATTTTGCAAAATGTGCCATATCTAATGTGTATAACTACCGCTTCCGATAAATTTAATTATTGTATCACTACCACTTGTTGTTACAGTCGGACTTCCTGTTGTTGTGCCTGAATAGTTAGCTGTTGGCATTCTTAAAATTACAACACCAGCACCGCCTGCTCCACCAACATTATTTGTGGCGTGAACATTAGATGTTCCACCACCGCCACCGCCACCAAGATAATCAGTTCCTGAGCTTCCAGTTGTTCCACCACCAGCAGATGGTGTAGTCCCACCATTTCCACCACCACCAGCACCACCAGTTCCAGCAGTGTATGTAAGATGGTCACCGTGGTAACCACCACCGCCACCACCAGCATACATTATTGCAGAGCCAGTTATTGAACAAGATTGACCAGCACCACCGTTTCCTGATTTTAACACACTAGGAGAAATATCACCGTCAGCACCAACAGCAGAAGCACCACCACCGCCACCTGCTGCATACATTCCACCATCAGCACTACCACTATGAAAACCGTCACCACCAGCTTTTCCCTCTCCTGTTGTACCAGCAGAGCCAGAACCACTATTAGTAAATGCAGCCCCACCACCACCAGAGCCACCTACTGTGCTTGTTCCACCATTTCCACTTGTACCAAATGGAGTTGCACCACGACCACCACCAGTCGATGTGATTGTTGTTATATCAGAACCGCTTAAAGACGAATTAACTCCAGCAGCAGAATTACCTGCTCCATAAGTACCACTACTTCCACCACCACCAATTGTAACAGTATAAGTTGTACCCGGGTTAAATGTTATTGATGACAATGCTGATGCACCACCACCTGAAAATGAGCCAAAAGATGATTTAAAACCACCTGCTCCACCACCTGCAAGACCTGCTCCACCGCCACCAGCTACAACTAAAAAATCTACAGTTGCTGATGTAGCTGTTGGACTTCCAAAACTTAAAAATCTTCTGCCTAATGTCATATCTTATGGTGTATTATCACTTGCAAAAGTGGCTATTGAATAAAAGAAAATAGCGTCTGTAGAACTATCATCAACACACTCAATTTGTAAAATACTTGCAGTTGAATTATCGTAATCTACACCACCAATTTTGTTAAAAGTATTTGTGCTTGACCCTTGAGCAGCCAAGGTTATTGACTGTGCTTTTAAAGGAAAAATAGTAATAATTTGTCCTTTTTTATAATTGGATAAATTAATTGTATATGCACCTGTTAAATCACCACTTAGTTTAAAATTACTTGCAGTTGAGCAATCAAAAGCAACAGTACCAGTTAAAGTTGTAATACTTGCTTGTGCTGTGTATCTATTTTCTAGCATTGAGTGTTCTACTGAATCGTTAGCAATAGTTAAAGCACCACCTGCCGCTATTGTTGCATCACCACTTACATTACCAAATATAGAATCTTCTAAATTTGATGTAGTCATATTTTTTAAATTACCTGAATCTGATGTATCTGATAATATTACTAGGTCATCTTGTGCAAAATCTGTTAAAGACCCTGCCAAAGAATCACCATCTAATTTATCCATATCAATTGCCGCATTAGTTGCTATTCTTGCATTGGTTATTTCAAATGCTGTACCTGTTGTTAAATCACTTTCGGCTGTACCAAGACCATATATCTCAGCAAACATAGCCGCTACGTTTGTCGCAAATGTTCTCAGGTTATCGCCTGTTCCATCATCTGCGCTACTTCCTATATTAATGTCTATCGATGCCATATTTTTTAAATTGTTGTTTGACTTATTTTTATTGTTGTTGTATCTACGGTAAAGCTAGTCAAATCAACAGTAAGTGCTAATGTGTCTATCTGATTACCAGTTTTTGGGCTAGTAAAACAACTGGGTGCAGAGAATGCAGGAATGCTTTCAATGATAGTTTTAGTTTCTTGCCCCCATTCTGTAAAGCAATAAATTTTTCCCCAGTTAATATTATTTGCCATTTTTCTCTAATTTTAAAAACCTTTCTAATTTAATAACGTATTCTAGCTTAGGTTTATAGTTTTTCCTTTTCTTTTTCATAACACCCACCCTTGAAATGTTGTATCTTTATCAGGGTGTATATCTTCATTACTGTTTGTATTATACTCAGGATAGTCTTGTTGGTTATGTGACATAAAGTCTATAAACCTTTGTGTATAATATTCAGCAAATTCCCTTTCTTTATTTATTAAAAAATCAACTTCTTCCTTGCTTACACTTTCTGCATTTTCAGATGTGTGTTTAAATACACCACCATTTTTTACACTATACGCTGCAAAAGGTAAATATTCTACATTACTCCAGTGTATAAGCATAGGCACAACGTATGTGTTTTTAAGTGTTAAATATGTACCTGATAGTGTACCTGCAATTATATCACTTTGTAACTTGTTATATAAATCTGTACCAAGATAATTTCTAACGTGAATTTCTTGCGCTATCTTTACAAATTGTATAAACTTATCCGTATCAATATTGCCATCTAGTATAGTGTTCTTAACTAAATCAGTTCTTGTTAAAAATAGTGCTGTTGCCATTATCTTTTATATTTATATCCTTTATCTGCTCTATCCCTTGGTTTTTGTGCTACTTGTTTTGGCTCACCCTTTTTGCCAAAACCCTTGTTAGGTGCTTTAATACCTTTTGTTTCTCTTTCTTGTTTATATACAGGTTTAAATTCTTGACCTTTAAACATAAATGTTTTTCTTAAAAAATAATGACCACAATTTGCACCGCCTTTGTGTAACCATATATTATACGACTTTTCTCCCTTAGCCGCTAACTCACCATTGGCTGTACTGTTCTTGTTTAAATCTTCTTTACGATATATTTTTCTAGCCTGAACCATTTTTCTACAAAACTCCCTGCTGTTATTTTTTACTGCTAAAGGTGCATATTGATAACGTACTAAAAATTTCTCACCCTCTTTAGTTTCACCATCTAAATCACTATCACCTCTAGGTCTGCTTTTTGGTACAGTTGCTAGACTAAGCATTTTATCTAATACATCTTCTTGTTCTAAATCTACTGGTCTTTCATCAACAAGTTCATAACCCATATCCAAAAGTTCTTGTTCATCTTGCCCTAAGTTCTCCAAACTTTCTACCATTTTAAGGTCATCAAAATCTAGGTCAGAACTCATTTTAACACCTGTTTCTTCTTCTCTAGTTTCTTTGTCAGTAACATTTGTTAAGTCAGTAAATTCTAAAGGCTGAAGTGTCTTAAAATACAAATTAAGGCTTATATTATTATATGCTAATATTTGGTCAAAAGCATCTATAAGTATATCTTGAAAAGGTCTGATTGTAGTATTGTCCGTTAATATACTAGCTGTTTTTAATTCATCTGCATTATTACCTAAACCTGTTTGGTCTTTAATACCAAATAACATTGGTGATACTATTCTATGACTAACAAGTATTTTTTTACTGCTTTCTTCACTTAAAAACTGGTATTGATTATGTGCATCATTTAATTGTATTGGCTCTATATTTGCTTGTGTATCTGCATTATCATTAAATGCTAAAATAAATTTACCACTGTTACTAGACCCTGAAAACTTTTGATAAATTCTTTGTTCTATAAGTGTACGCTGTTCTTCTGTTGGTGTTCCATTGTTAAAGTTGATAAGCATACTAGGTGCTAAACCTTGCTTTATATTTGCTAAATGATAATTTGCAATTTCTTCTTCTAGTTCTGCATACTGTAAACCACCTTGATAATCTACAGGTGAATAATAAAAGTACCCTGCCTTATATGGTTTTATATACATTAATTCAATAGCTTCTTTAGATTTACCAAAACAAGGAATTTTAAGTGGTTCATCTTTTCTTGTTATATTTTTCCAATCTTCAAAATAATAATATGCTTCAATCTCACCATCTTCATTTGCTTTTTCTGCCCTTAATGTTTCTACTGGTAAGTGTTCTAATTGTGCTATAGTTTTTCTATCTTTTGAATATATAATTTGTACTGCACATTGTCCTAAAAGTTTATAATCATATACCAATTTTCTAACTACATCTTTTTTAAATAAAGACATCATTTTAGCATACTCATTAGTTTTGCTTTCACTATCAGTGGCATCTAGACCGTGACCATAAATCATAGCTGATATGCCATTTATTATAGCATTATTTGTAGGGCTACCATTATATCTATCTATAATGTATTCAAAATAATTATTATCTTCACCGTAAGCTACCCAGTCTTGGTTTTTGACTTCCTTGATTTTAGGACTTGCATAATTACTTAAATTAACAATACTTATATCACTCATACTAATATTAATTCATTATCATACGTTGAATCAGTTGTATATTCGCCACTATTTATTGTATAATAATTGTTGGTTGATTGTTGTACTGTTTGGTCAGTACAAAATATTTTATCTTTATATATTACATTACTACCATCTTTTACTTCTAGGTCATAATATCGTCCCTCTTTTAAACTAAAAGCCTGACTTAAAACCATATAATCACCACTTGTAGTTGGTGTTACTGTATAACTTACACTGGTATTAGCACTATCATCCCTAACAGAAACACTAACAGAACTAACATAACTTCTTGGTATTATTTTTAAAGTTTGTGCTGATGTGCTTGTGGTAAGTTTCTTCATAATTATATAACGTAACAATTTACGATATTTGTATGTAAAAAAAAAACCCCTACATTTCTGTAAGGGTTCTATGCTTGGGTGCTTATAGCATATTAGAAGATAGCACACCCACCTATCAGGAATTATATTTGCCAAATAAGTTTATAAGACTTATCTGTTTAAATTGGTTGCCCTAAAGGAACACTAATATCATCCGTAGATTTAAGCATATCTGCTTATTAGCTTGAAACTTTAGGAAAAGCATATCTGCTTTATTTTGACCTTTACAACCTAGTAACCAAAGTTGCAAATACTTTACCTTGCTTTTTAAGACTTTCAATATTTTAAAGAACTAAACCTAATTAGGTTTTGTTTTATGATGTAAATATATAATAAATTTTGTTAATAAAAAAATATTTTATTAAAAATTTTTATCTTTTTTAAAAAAAAGGGTAACATCTCTGCTACCCTTTAATTTCGATATGTACTAGAATTTGCGAACAAATTCCTAAAAAGCATATCTAATATACAAAAAATTAATTTACTTCTAATTGTGCGCCATTAATCTCAGGCGTTAATACACCCGGTTGTACAAAATTAGGTGGTGCTGTTTCTTGTGCTGTAAATGTCAAAGTGAAACCTGAAAGGTCGCCCATCGCCGCACCAGTTACTATTGTACCACCTGTTAAGTCCGCACCATTTTCTAAGCCTACCATATAGTATCTATCATCATATCCTTCAACTACTATATGTGGTCTGCCTACTGCAATTAATTTTATTTCTTCTTGTGTTGCCCTATCTAAAAAAGGTAAAGTAATATTTAGTACTGATTCATAAAAAGTTGTACCATTTTCCCTACTTGTAGTAATGGTAGTTTCTAATGAGTTAGCACCCTTTAATTCATACTTAAACCAATTTGTTGAGCCTGACATATCAGTGATTTCACCGACAGTCAACGTAATATCGCCTAAAGTTCCAAAGTCAGCGAAATAAACATTTCTTATCCCACCAACGCCAGACTTACAGGGTACTTTACGCCCAGTTGTTAAATTACAAGCCATAGTTTAAATTTTTAAAAAAAAGGTAAGTAGGCATAACCCCACCTACCCTTTTATGTTAATATTAATTATACAGTTGGGTGATATAAAACTACATCACTACCAAAACCAACTTGGATACCTGCTGTAAATCTCAAAACAACTCTTACATTTTGTGAGCCATCTAAGTCAGCCATATCAATAACCTTTGCTTCGTTAGTATCGTTTAGTAAACCCGTTCCAAAATAAAGATTTGATTTTCTAGCCGCAACCATTGTGTTATCGCCCATACCTTTTGCAGTTACAACTGGTATGCCTTCAAAAGTTAAAGCACCATTTTGATACCACATAGAACCTTGAGCATTTACACCTGCTGCACCTAAGCCACTTGTACCGAATCCGCCTAATGCTCTAACGTAAGCCTTAGCAACATTAGAAGATACATATAATAATAAATCTTCACTGCCATAAACCTTAGAATCGATAGCTGTAACCACCTTGCCCATATCCTCAATTACGTTCGCGCTAGTCACTGCTTGACCACTGATATCGCTAACTGTACTATCAGCTGACAATAAATTAAAGAAACCATCAAATTGTCCTGCTGTTGCATTAGTACCATTCCATATGTTTGTTTCAATTCTTTGTGCTACTTTATCTGCAACGTGAGCCAATAAGAAATCTACAAAAGAACTAGGTAGGTTATCGTGTACGCTAATGCCCATTTGAGCCGCATCCCAGTCACTTCTAAAGTCTTTCTTACATAATTGTAAGTTCACTTGAAATTCCTCAGGCTGAAGAATTTTTTCTGCTAATGTAAGCGTGCTTGTTGCATCGAAATCACACGTTGCATTTTTTACCAAATCATCTGATGTAGCACCTGTTTTTAAAACCTCTTTATATTTAATATTTGGTTTAATTGTGATTAAATCGTTTGCAAGTGTGCTACCTGATAAAAGACTCGCTGATATGTAACCTGCCGCCTTTTCCCCTGCATACGTTGTTGTAATACTAGTTGTTGTTGCCATTTTAATTAATTTTTAAATTTTTCTAAATTCTCAAGCACTCTGCTATACGTTGAATTTTTTTCTGTGTTAATATTTAACAGTTTTTTTAATTCTGTTTTTGATTCAGGTTTATGAACAATTGGTTTTGCCGCTGCTTCTGAAAGCTGTTCTTTTAGTTCAGCATTTTCTTCTTCTTGCTTAGACATTGTTTCCTTTTTTTCTTCAACCATTTTTTTTATTTCCTCTACTAATTTCTTAACTTCTGCAAGTTCTTCTTTAGTAGCATATCTCATATCCTCTTTTTTTTCATCTTCTAAATCAGTTTCTGCTTCAACTTCTGCTGATGCTTCTTCTTTTTCTTCACCAATAGATACGATTTTGCCATCCTTAGCAACTAACACTTCAGAACTTTCTAAAGTATATGTGCCATCAGGTAGTGGTACTTTTTCATCATCAGTCACAATAAATACATCATTACCCTCACTCATTGCTTCTGCTTCAATTACAGCACCATTTTCAAGTTTTGCTGTTGCTAACTCAACTGCTTTTACAGTTTCATTAGGTTTATCCTCAGACAATTCGATGCCCAATAGATTTTTTATGTCATTAATCATTTGTTGTGCGTTTTTCATATAGATATAACGACACCCCTAAAAAATTTTGCATTTATTAACTCATAGATGTTACAACACCACTAGCTAAAGCACCTGATGCACTTGTTGTAGAATAGTTACCATCAGGAAATGCAGTAACACTTTCTGACTGCCTAGTGAATTCATTAGCACCCTGACAAGTTGTAATCAATAATTTGTTATAAATAGTTGCACCTACTATACCCCCATCTACACCTGCTGATGTAAAGTTACAATAATCAACTATTGACTTAACTCTAAATTGTCTAAATGTGCCTGACGGTCTATCTTGGTGTGACTGCACATCATTTGATGCAAATGTATCTGCTTCACTAGAACTATTTGGGCTAAAATATAATGTGGCACTTGAACTATTAGCACAACCCCAACTTGTAGATGTACTGCCACTATCTGTAAATGTAGGGTTGTCTGTTCTACCTGATACTACCACTGGTGTTGTTTGTGAATGTAAAGTAGTACACCCTTTTAGTACTAAATCTTGGCTAATTGATGTACTACCATTTATTGTGGTGGTAATTCTATAAGTACTAAATTGTGTATAGTCTGCTGTAAAAGTCCATACCTTATGTATGTTGCCCGGTAATGCAGGTCTAGTAACATCACCTATTACACCACTTAAACTAGAACCACTATTTGCATAAATGCTTGTTACCGCAACACTGGCTAATACTTGTATTGTAGCTGTAGATGTACTAAGCAATAAATTACTTGCACTTGTATTAGGGTTTAAAAAGCTACTATATCCATAATTGTTAAAAGTAGGTGACTGGTCTACATTATTAAATCCAAAGGTAGTATTAACAAAGGCATCAAAATCAGGCTCGTTGCTATCTTGAACACTATCACTATCCCTATCTTCAAAAGCACCTGTATTTCTATTGTATTGTGCAAAGTTTGCATTGTGTACTCTACCACCTGATGTGTCAAATACAAGTGGGTTATTATCACTTAATGTACCTAACATACCTATTGTAAGTGTTGTTAGTGGTTGATTTGCAGTAGTTGTACACACTATATTAGACCCTGCATTAAAAAACCCACTAGGTGCTGTTATAGTTGCACTTAAAGTTCTTGATGTTACTGTATATACTATGCTATCAAAACTTGCAGGGCTAGTGCTTACAAGTGTGCCTACATCAACTGTAGGTGCTGTTATAACTCCACCTGAACTAACAGCAAAACCACTTAGTGTAACATCAGAACAACTAAATGTAGGTGTTGCAGTTTGTGTTGCAGTAGTGGTACAGGTAATTGTAGAACCAGTATTAAAATAACCTGCTGGTACAGTAATGTTTACCGATAATGTTCTTGTTGTGTTTGTGTCTACAATGGCAAAACTGCTTGGTGAACTACTAGCAATTGTACCTGCACTTAGGCTAGGTAGTGTAATTACACCTGCTTGTGATACTGCAAACCCTGTTAATGTTACATCACTACAGCTAAATGTAGGTGTTAATGGTTGTGTAGCAGTAGTTGTACAAGCAATAGAACTGCCTGAATTTAAAAATGTACTGGGTGCTGTTAAATTAACAGTCAATGTCCTACTTGTATTAGTACTTACTATTGCAAAACTAGATGGGCTTGTTGATGTAATAGTACCTACAGAACTACTTGGTGCAGTGACCACACCTGCTTGGCTAACTGCAAAGCCTGATAGTGTAGTGCTAGTACATTCATAAGTATCTCTTAATTGTGTTGCTGTTGTAGTACAAGTTATTGTGCTACCAGTATTATGATAATTTGCAGGTACAGTAATTGTTAGTGTTAAAGTTTGTACAGTATCAGATGTAACAACTGCATAACTACTAGGGCTTTTTGTAAAGCTACAACTAACACCTGTACTTGTTACTGTTACTGTAGGGTCTGTAATAACACCTGCATCACTTATAGCAAAACCGCTAATTGTTAAATCACTACAAGTCAAACTTGGTGCATTTTGGTTTGCTGTTAAAGTACATTCTAAAAAACTACCCTCATTTGCAAAACCTTGTGGTGCAATTAAAGTTGCAACAACACTTCTTTCTGTTGTAGTAGTAACTGTACTAAAACTTGTGGGGGTATAACTAACTAACTCAGCTGATGCTAAAGATAAACTTGTAGCACCTGTATCACTTACTGTAAAAGTTGCACTGACATCACTACAAGTAAAATTAGTTGCATTAGAATTATTAAGCAATACTTGTTGGGTGTTTGTTTGTGTAACAGAATTACTTTTATTTTGCCCTGCTACTACAGAATATTCATTTGTATTTTGACCAACTAAAGAACCTATGCCTTGATTTAGTATTAAACCTTTACAACATTCCTTTTTATATGTGTTATCTTCACACAAACACGCCCTATTCCCTCCAATAGGTGATGTAGTTCTTTGCATTTATTTTGGTTTTTTTGGGTGTTTACTAGGTAATAAATCAAAATCTCCTGTATAATTTTTATTTTGTGGTCTGCCGTTTTTTACTAAATATAAAAAGGCATTAACTCTTGCTTGTGCCCAAGCTGTAGCACTTTTAATTCTTGGTGAATGACTTACATTAAATGCCCCCATACCTCTTTGATAAACAGCCCTTAGCATACCAACAGTTACACCATATCCTAATTTTTTCTTGTACCTTTCGTTAAATTCATCAGCTTTTTTTTGTAAAACTTTTTCATCCCTTTCTGTTACTTTAGCACTTCTTGTATTACCTGCATTACCTTTTGCTGTGCCTTTGCCTTTAGGATTTCTGTTTGGTGTATCACCTTTTGGTGCTTTAGGTGATTTTCTTATGCCACCTCTTTCACCAATTTCAGCCATTTTTACACATTTGTGTTTTTGATAATCTTTTTTATAACCTTTTGGGCATTTGTATTTTTTAAATTTTTCAACACTCATTTTATGTTTTTCACAAGCCATATACCATTTTTTGCCATCTAGTTCGTGAATATGAAAACCATTGCAACCAATATCTTTAGCCGCTTTCATAGCAGGTTCAACAGTGCTATAAGCTAATCTGTTATCTATAATAGCAAATTTATCACTTATAACTTTAGTCACACTTTCTTCCTGTAATTCCTCTAAATCTTTTAATTTTTTTTCAGCCCATCTTTTACCTGCTAAACCACCCCATAGTAAATAAGAAATTGTACCACAAGCATCAGGTTTGTCAGGGTTATAATAAGTTTCAGCCCTACTTAAAAAACTATACATTCTTTTAATTGTTTCTAAAGTCACCTTACCTTTTTTGGCTAAAGTGGATGCCCTAACTTTACCTACTTGTGTAGCACATTTATTTTCAACTTTAGCATTTAAATCTATACCCCTTTGTGCATTATTAGAAACAGCATCAGGGTAATCATTGTAACTTTGTAAAGTAATTTTATCATCACTTATTATTGATTTTAATTGCTTTACTATGTGTATTCTTTCTTGTTCTTCAATTTCAGAAAGTTCATCTTTTACACCTTTGTCTTGTGGTTTCTCAAATTTATCTGCAAAATAACCCTCAATACTAAAACCTTTTACCATACCTGTTTTTACAAACTCATTCCATACTTTATCTGAATTTACTTTTACAGCACCCACCCAAGTGCCTAGTGGTAAATCCATATCATACATTCTTGTTTTGTCGTGTAACTTGTCCTCAACTATCCAACTTTCTACAAGTGTTAACCCTTTAAGTGTGTGTTGGTGTTCTAGTGTTGTATTGTTTTGGTTACCTGCTGTAAGGAATTTTTGACTCGCTTTTTTTACTGTATCACGACTAAAATATATATAATATTCTTGGTCACCTGCTTTTCTATAAATAGGTTTGTTGGGTACAAGTAAAGCACCAATAAGTAATCGTTGGTCTTTATCTACCTCTGCTAATTTAAATTCTTTGTTTTTTAAAGCAACAAAATCTTCTTGTATGGCAGGTGATTCCACCAGTGATATTGCTTCAATACCATTTAGTTCATCATTTTCATCAATGATTAGTTCTACTATTTTCATATCTATATAACGTTAAATTATCCAATACTTGCTGATTCTATAATATTTCTATCTAATGCTTGTGCTGTACTTACTTCATCTGACACTACAAATGCCTTTACTGGTTGTTGTTGTTGCCCTGCTATTGTTTCTGCTAATTGGTTTTCAGGTGCTTGTCCAACTACATTAAATGCAGGTGGTGTACTAGCAATTGTTGGTGCTGATACGCTTGGCGTACTACCACCAGTAGCACCCATTTGACTAGCTGACTGTTTTGCTTTTGCTACAGCTTGTATCATACTTTTAGCAGTCATTGCTGCTTGTGCAACTGCTATTGCCGCAGGTATTGCATTTAAAGGTGGTGGTGCTGATGCAAATGCTTTACCAATACCTTTAACACCATCTGCCGCTGCTTCTGTTGAACTCATACTTACTTTAGCTATCGCAGCTTTAGCATTAGCTATTTGTTCTTTTAAAATTAATGACTGTTTAGCTAAAAATAATGCTTTACCTATTGCTGTTTCTGCACCTACTAATTCAGTAAATAAATCAAAGGTTTGATTTCTTGCATTTCTAATCGCTTCTTCATTAGCTATTGTTTCTTCTGCTTTTGTTTTTTCTAAATCAATACCCTCTTGTATTAATGAATTTTCATTTGTTAATTGTTCTGACCTAAACCCTGCAACAGTTGCCCTAACATCTGCCATTTCCATTTCAGCATTAATTAAAGCTATTCTATTTTCTTCATTGTCATTTAATTCTTTATTAGCTTTTGCCGCATCAAGTGTAGCTTGTGCATTAGCTAACATTAATTTTTCTTGTTCATCTAATACTTCACCTAACCTTTTATTCGCTGCAATTCTATCTTCTATACTAGCTGAGGTATCATCTCTTAGTTGCCTTTGTTTCTCAGCTTGTAAATCAAATTGTTGTAATAGCAAAGCGTTTTGTGCTTCAGCTACCCTTGCTGATTTATTAACCTCAGTTTGTGCTTTAGCTTGTTTTATTATTTCTGATGTATAACCTTTTGTAGCTTTTATTATTTTACTTGTAGTGTTTGCAACTTTATCTACAGAATTATCAACACCAGTTAAAATATCAACACTTTCCTTACCTGCTTGTTTTACATCTTCTAATGCACCTGTAAAATCACCTGAAAAAACTTTTTTAACAGCACTAGCTAAAAAACCTAAAGTGTCAAGTAAACTATTAAACCTTTCTGTTATATTGTCTTTTATAGACTGCCCAAAATCTTTTAATGAACCAACTGGGTCTTCAAATATAGCCTTAAAAAAATTCACTATATTTTGCCCTTGACCTATTACTAAATTAATAAAATCATTAAAAGCAATATTTAGTGCATTATTTGCAGTTGTAAAAAAATCAATAGCTGTTTGATTTCTTGTAAGTACATCAGCTAATTTAGCAAATGCCGCAACAGCTAAACCAATACCTGCTTTTTTTAGTGCATTACCAAAACCAGTAACAGCTTTACCAACACCTCTAAAACCTTTACCAAGTGTATTAGTAAACTTATTACCTTTTTGTTGTGTTTGTGTTATTTCTTTATTAGTAGCTTTTAGCTTTTTATTTAAACCCTCAACTGATTTTAAAGCCTGACCTGTTGCTAAATCTAATTCTGCTTGTATTACTTTCTTTGCCATTTTAAATCTCTTTTAAATTTTCTAAATGCTTCTTTAATATTTTTTGGGTAAGCATATTTGCCCTTTGCTATTTTAATATTTTCTGTTTCATCATCTGCCAGTTTCAATATTTCTATAATTGTTTTTATCATTAATCTGCATCAATTGTTTGTTCTACTGTATCTATTGTTAATTTAGTGCTATCTATTGTTATAAATGGTTTACTAATTAAATCACCTAAATGTTTAGGGCTATCTACTAATGTAAAGTTTTCTGTTTCATTAATAAGTTCTAGTTCACTTATACCAGTAGCAAAATTAGTTTTTAAACTATTTATTTTAAATATTGTGTCAAATGCTACTAGCTTATCTGCTAAACTTAAATTTAGTATTATGCTTAATGGTAAATATGCTTTTACTTTATAAAGCCTAGTTCTAATATTAAATAAACCTGCTATATAACTTTCAAAATATGTTTTAAACAAACTAGTATTAAAAAGTGTTTTAGCATATTCATTATATTCACTGCCAAAATTTATTGTTTGTGAATCTGTAAGTGCTAAACTATTTGATGGTACATAATATTGTGTAATGCTTGTTTGTGATGATGAACTTGACAAAACACTAATTGCTGTACCACTTGTAACTTTAACAGGGTAAAATAATAATGGCTCACCTAAATATGGCTGTTGATTATCATCAACGTGATATCCAACTTGAACAGTAGTATCAACCCCTGATAACACTGATTGGTCTCTAAGCCTTTCAAACTTCATATGCTCAAAGGGTAATTCAATTTTAAATTCTTGACCCTCAACTTTTTCATCACCACTAAATTTTAAAGACCCCCACTCTAAACCAAACCTTTCATTATGGTCATTTGCTAAAAATGTTTTAGTGCCTTTATATTTTAAATTAAGTTTTGCAAATGGTAAAACGCTTTCTACATCAACTATTGTTGTATCTAAATATTCTGTTATATCATAATTAGTTGTGCTGTTATTATAAAATTCATTTAGTGATTCTACCACTATAATATTTCTATCATTTTGGTAAGCTATTAAATTAAACATTTTAAATATACTGCTTAAAAAATCTATAACAGTCATTTTAGGTAATTGGGAATTTGTACTAAATTCAGCATCAGTAGTAATTTCTACTGACCCAAAAGCTGTTGCAGTTCTATTATTACTTCCTAAAAATTTCTTAACAGTTTCTTTTAATCTTAATTCAACTAAAAAGGTACTAGTTGTATCACAACTTATAAACAGTGTATATTGCCCTGCTTCTGCTAACATAAACTCAGTATCAAATGCAGTAAAAGAACTTCCCATAAAATTAAAATTTAAATCACTTTGTGTTACTGTTTGCCTGTAATGTTCTTCACCATCTCTTTCAATAATGATGTCAAAACTTGTTGTTAGTGGTGGTGGTGTAACTATTATAGCGTGTCTAATTTCAACAGTTTTTGTATTTTGTGGTTGCCTTATATTCCAATATGAACTTTTAACTTTTGGTTGCCAAAAATTTCTATCTGCTGTATTAGTACCTGACAAATCACCCCAGTTTTTACACTGTTGAACAATACTATCATCTTCAAGTACTCCACCTTTTTTTCTATGTAACCACAAATACAAATTATAAAAAGGCAGGTTATCTTTGTTAAAAAAATCTCTGCTAAATTTTATGTCTTGTGAGTAACCATTTTCAATATTGTATTTATCTTCAATAGCTTTTATAATTGTAAATATTCTTAAAGCAGGTTTTAATTGTTCAAATGGTACACCTTGCACAACAGAACTGCTTACAAATAAATTTTTTTGACCTGATACATTTGTGTTGCTATTATAAAACAATCTATCTGTATGTGTAATTAAAGGTACTACAATGGCATCATCATATTGTTCATTTTCACCATTAACATTTACTGTAAAATCTTGACCATTTTGCAGTGCCGCTATTACATTTGTAGCATTATAATCAAAACTAAAGTTACTTAGATAACCTAAAGAACCTAATAAATCTTTACCAAAAAAATCTTTTAAATTTATTGATTCACCAAAAAATGTTAAATTATAGGTATGTGGTTTGTTACCTAATAATTTTACTGATTCAAGTTTTACTTTTCCTTTTTTAAATAGTTGGTGGTTTAAATATAATTGTGCTTCTTTTTTTTGTCTTGATGTAAAACCATCTATATCATACCTATAATAATGTCTAAATAATTTGTTGTTATTTTTACTTGCAGGTACAGCAAATGTTTTACTAAAATCACTAAATACTTTCTCTACATTTTTTATGTTTTTTAATGTTTGAATAAGTGTAACTGATTCATCTTTGAACATCTCAACTTCCGTTAATGTACCTGCTTCATCTGCAATAAATAAATTAAGTCTTAGTGGCATTATCTTACATTGTTTATTTTGTCAAAGGCAAATTCAAATCTAATCTCGTGATTTATAAGTTTGTCATTTAAACTTGTTTTAAAAGTCATATCCATACTTTTACATAATACTGGTAAAGTTTTATTTTCAAACCTTATCCAAATATGTTCACTAATTAAAAGTTCTTCTACAGCTAAATTAAAATCTTCATTTACATATCCTGTATTTAAAACTAAACTTGTTTTTGCTTCAGTATTGTACCTTTGTTTTTGTCCTTTATAGGTTGCATAAGTAACAGTAGAATTATCTATTGTGTTAGTTTTAAAAACCTCATCAGTAACAGCCATTCTTTCTGTAGTCTTTTTATAAAAATATATATCTTGATATGCACCATATTTGTTTACAAATGTTACTTTAAAAACTGTATGTTTTGGTTCACATACATTTACAATAGTAACAGTTTTATCTAATGTTGAATCATTAGTGTCATAAATTTGTATAGTGCTACTATTTGCAGGTATTGTAATATATTGTATTTTTTGGTTGCTATTACCATTGTCAGTTATTTCTGTTGTAGTGCTATCTATAATAACTTTGCCTACACCTTCTGCTAATATAGGAAACTTACCTGCTGTGTTTTCAGGTAAATAAAAAGTGCTATTACTAAATAGTGCATTGTCTGATAATTGTGGGTTAATACCATCTTCAAAATACCCATATCCATCAAGTGCTAAAAAACTTTGTGTTACTGGTGACCCTGTTGCAAACTCACTATCATTACTTGCAGTTTCATACAGCTTAGTTATACAAGTTACCCAAGCAGTCACACTTGCATAATCATTATTAAACGAGTGTGTTAAATAATCTCTTACCAACTCACCTATCTCAAATAAGACATTTGCTTGTGTTGATATTTTAGTTTTCTCTAAACTGTATCTTAAATTTGTTGCACTAGGTGTACTGGTAACTGTACCTGTATAAATATATATTTGTAGTGCCGCTTTATGTAGTGTTGGCATATCTTTTTATTTTTTATGTTCCTGTATATTGCAAAAAAAATGGACTTCTTGCATTTATTCTATTACTCATATTATCCTATTACTTTTTTGTTCGCTGCTATATAAGCATCTGTTATTTGATACGTTACTGCTAAAACACCACCTACAGAATAACGATAATCAAAGTTTGATAAATAAGGGTGTTTTACATCAATTGTTGTAGTACTGTTTGCACCTGACAAAGTACCTGACTGACTAGCATTACTACAGTCTGTATAATTAAATACCATATCTGACTGTGTATGTATAGCACTAAAATTAAATAATTTAAGTCTTATACAAGTAGGTGTCGCTGCCCCTTGTGTAACCTCAATTTCACAAGTATGTGAACTAGCACTAAATCCACTAGGTATATTAAATGTAACTCTTAAACTTACTGTTGTAGCTGTAGTAACTGTTGGAAAACTTGTAGCACCACTTGTTGATGTTACAGATGTAACAGTTAAACTTGCACCAGTTGCATTGTCAATTACATTGCCAGTTTGTATAGCCCCTGCTGAATTAACACTAAAGTTTTCAAAACGTGCAAACCTACCATATATGTTAGTTCCATAACATTCATATACTGGTGGTGGTGGGTCTGCCACTGATGTATGCTTTATTGTAAATGGGCTTCTAGCAAATATTAAATCACTCATTCAAATATATTTTTATCTTTTAAATTATTAGGTAAAAATGTTTCTAAGTCTAAGGCATAGGCATCCTGTATTTCTTTGTCTATATTTGCAAATGCTTTTTCAAAAGGTCTAGTAAAAAACAAACTAGGCTTAATACCTTTTTGATAAATTGACCTTGCAATAATAAATGCCATACTTTTGTAACTCATAAACCTACCTGTTTCATCATCTAGCCATTGAAATCTTTTTCTTTGAATCCATTTTAATATACCATCTCTAAGCCCACCTCTTTTACCTGTACCAGTGCCAAATTGAAAAGGGCTAGTTCTATTGTTTATTGAACTACCTGCACCCTTAACACCTTGGTCTACAAATGAACCATAAGGTGCTATAAACCATTTTACCCTGATTGAGTTAGGCATTTCTTTTGCAACATAAGAAAGGCTTTTATATAAATTACCACCTGCTTTTTTTTGCCTAGTCAAATTACTTCTACTAGCCTTTATTACATTTTTGGCAAACCTGTTTAGTATAGTTTGTACATTTTTTAGTTGCATATGTCTATGTCATTTGGTATTAAAATATCCATTGTCAAAGCCCATCCACTAACAGCATTTTCAAATCTATCTACAAAAGGTTCACAAGTTGGGTTACCATCTAATTGGTATAGGTTTCTGTTTAGTGTACCCTTTCTTAATATTTGTACTAATTTATTTTGTACTGCTAATTGTGTATTGAGTACATCGTGTTCATTATTATTACCCCTAAATTGGTCTGTAGTTTCTGATTTAGATATATCTACTACATCCATACTTATAACACTAATAGAAAATCTAACAAGGTTTTCTTCTAGGTTTGCACTGTTTACTATTATATGTGATAGTGGGTATATAGTAGCCTTGTTTAAATCTACATCTGTAATATCACCTGTAGTTACTGTATTTACATTTGGGTCTAATAATAATTGTGATTCTATTTGTTCTGTTATTAAATAAAATCCCCTTGCACCTTTGTTAGCCATTTTGTTTTTTCTTTATATTTTTCATCTCTAATATATTTTTTTCTTTTTCAAACATCAGAAAATTTAAACATTTATGCACATTTAATTTAGTGATATTTTCAAGTTGTCTAATATCCCCCTTAGATAACCCATATATGCTGGAGTACCATCCCCATCTAACTCCGAATTGATGTACTGCACTAACTGATGTTCCTGTTTCTCCGTTAAATAAGTTATCATAGTTTGTGACAAGTCGTTTCCTAAATGATAAAAAAAAAGTATAGAACCCATTACTGCATCCATTGGCATATGTAATAAATTATCATCTATCTTGGCTTCATATTCTTTTATGTTGTACAGGTCTTTATCTTGTGTTTCTATAGGTCTATACAGCACTGACATCGCCTTGTGCATATTATCCCAACTTTGCAGGTATGTGTCTAAGTCTACATATTCACCAAAAGACATTTCATCAAGGTTAGGTATAAAACCATACCTTATACCCCTTACTCTTATAACTCTTTGCAGGTCAGTTTTTTCAGTCATCATTGCTTTTAGTATTTCAACTATAGCATAAGCATCATTTACTTTTAGACCTTTTACAATTTCAGGTGAAACATTACAAAATATTTCTATCATTTTAGTGGCTAGTACATTTTCATCTTCTGTTGAATCCTGTACTTTTAAGAACCTTTGATACTGATGTAATGTAACATCTTCTAAACCTTGTGGCACTTCTATATCAATCTTCATAATTATATAACGTATTTTTATTAGTATTTATTGAATAGCATATTTTCCAAAATTTGGTTTGCTTAGTATATTAAAGGTAGCGTATCTAAGGGAATCTAACAAATGGTTATGTTTGTCTATAGGTATGTTAGTAAGTTTACCTGTTTTATCTTCACTCCATTTATAGTTTCTAAATTCTTGTATTAGGTTTTTGCTATTAGGTGTTACATATAATTTATACCTTTTAAGTAAATCTATACCTGCAATAATACTATCCCTGCCTTTTACAGTTGGTCTAATATTCCAACCTGTTCTTCTTAGATAGTCATTAAGTCTTGGTTCACTACTATCACTATATATTATTTTATCACCCACATTAAGTATTTTAAAATGTGAATGTATGTCCTCAGCAGTCATCATAGTTTTGTAAAGGTGTTCTTCTACATATAAGTTATGTCCTTTTTTATATACTGAAATATGTGCAGTTGGGTCATTGGTATATCCATAGTCTACACCCATAGATAAAAACTCAGCATCTTCAGGTATGTTGCTTTCTCGATAGCTAAATATAGTTGATTTACTTATACCTTTTTGCCCTAGCCCATATATCTGCCAATATTGTGGGTCAGTTTCTTTTAGCCTTTCTATTTCTTTTATAAGGGCTTGTTCTAAAAATGTATTGTCTTTGTAAGTTGTAATATAAAAATCAGCATCATCTCTAGTTATAACTTTGTCATATATCCAACTGTATTCATCAGATGGGTTATAATCTATTATTATTTTTTCATTAGTTCTAAATAACAATTGTTGCCAGTCCTCAAAATAAAGTTCATTAGCTTCATTGATAAATAATACATCTCTTTTTCTACCCCTTACTTTTTGTGGCTCATCTAAACTTATAAATTCTACAAGATTGTTGTATAAATTATATTCGCTTGATGATTTATTGTGATTTATTTCATTATACATTTTATGTGTTTTAAGTATATCAAAAAAATCACGCATTACAGTTGCTCTTAAACTGGGAAAACTTTTGCGACAAATTGTAATTATTTTACCTGTGTTTTGTGTGCAATAACTAAATATTATCCATAATAATATATTATACGTTTTTCCAGAACGTGTACCGCCTTGCTCAACTATAATTTTTTTTTGGCTTTTTAAAAGGTGTTTAAAAACTACATTAGTCTTTATTTTCATTTTTTTCAATAATCTCTACAATGACATTATTTGGTAAACCATCTGCACCTGTTATTTCTTGTCTTTCAACATAACCCCTTTTTTTACCTTTTGTTTTTAACAAGAATATTGTCGCTGCTGTATTTCCTTTTTGTATCTGCTGATGTAGTTGGCTTTCTGCAAAATCTAAAGTGATGTTTTCTAATTCATCTACCCTTTGCCTAAATTCTACATCATCATTATAGTATTTATAAAATGTAGTTCTGCCTATATCTGCTTGTTTACAAGCTGTTGTAACTACACCTAAAGATTTTTCTAATGCTTCTAATAATGCTTTTTTATTGTGTTCACTTTTGTTCATTTTTTATATTTTTGGTTTAATATTTTTGGTACTGCATTATTCCATTTTATTTGGTGATGTAACCTTTTATTTTTATTGCCCATTAATGTTATATTAGTACAACTTGGACTAAATAAAACAGTATAAAAAGATTTAACATAAGTACCTGAATCTAAATAAAATTCAGTTAAGCCACCTGTGTTGCTTTGTGTGTCTAATTGTTCTAAACGTATATCGGCAATAGTTAATAAAAGTTCACCAATATTACCTTTTTTTACATAAGAGTTGACATCTTCATTTATTCTGCCTAAAAATTCTAAAGGGTTATTTACATTAAACATAAAAAAGTTCATCGCCTTTCTTGTTACTTTTTTTTGAAACACTCTGCTCATTTCACCACCGATAAAATCACCGCCTTGTGCTATACATAACGTTTTTATACCTACATTTTTTTCTATTAACTTATAATAAGAAAGTAAATTTAAAAACATAACATTTAAATTTTTAATAATTTTTTGTTTAGTTAAATATTTACCATCAGCATCACTTGTGTATCTAAAAGAAGTATAGTCGTCATCTAAAACAATAATATATTTATATTTAGTTTTTTTGGCTAAATCATATATTGCATTTCTTGCAAATACAACAACTCTGTTATCTTTAAAATTATCACCAATATCAAATTTATTACTATAATCTTTTTTATTAAAAACTAATTTCTGTACGTTTTTTATTTCTTTATACTTATTTAACGTTTTATCATCTTCACTACAAACCAAAAATATATCACCTGTATAATTTTGTTTTCTAAGGGTGTTTAATGTATGTATTTTTTCTGGTCTTCCATACGTTAATATAAATACAGCTAAATTATTCTTGATGCTCATCTAAATATTGTTGAGTTATTTTTTTATTTAAATTTACATAACCGCTTTCTATTGCTTTTTCAAAATCTATAATTACAAGGGCTTGTTCTTCAAATAAATTTTGTTCGTCTTTATTTAAATGCGGATATAAATCTGCAATTTTACTAAAGTCTAAAGTTATAAATCTAGTTGCAGAAAGCAGTAAAAATTCTTTAAGATTTTTATTCAGTTTACTGTCATTTATATTTTTTACCAAAGCATTATATTTATCAATATTATAACACTCTTTTAAATTTGGTTTAGTTTCACCTGCTTCATATTTAGGTGCTTCTATTTTTTTGGTATAAGGATTTTCTTCCAATAAAGTTTTATTTAAATCTAAACCCCAGTCATCAAGTAAATCTAAATCCCATTCGTTGGCTAATATATCCCAGTCCCATTCACCAAAGCTTGTATTATCTTTAATTATAAATTGTTTCTTTTGTTCATCTGACCAGTTTTTAACCTGATGAACAGGTACTTTTTTTATACCTGCTTGTTTCATTGCCCTTAGTCTCATATTGCCACCTAATACAATCATATTTTCATCAATGACTATTGGTCTAACATTTATCATATCAGGTAATTCTTTAAGGCTTTTTACAAGTTTTTTGAATTTATCTTCTGTAATTGTTCTTGGGTTGTCAGGGTTTTCTTTTATTTTGTTTATATCTAATATCATAAATCTAATTTATACTGATTTTTATTTGGGTCATATGATGGTATTGTTGTAGATATACTATTATAATTACCACCTTTAGCAAAAATGTGATACTTAATATAGTTTTCACTTATTGTAACAAGTTCTAAATTTTCATATTTAGGGTTTTTTTTATTATGGTCTATATGATTTATATGATATTTAGTATAATCTAAAGTAGTATCAACATCTGCAAAAGTAAAATAAACTAATTTATGTACTCTTAAAGTTTTTGTCAGTAGTTTATCATTTGTTCTTAAAAATGGCGATTGCTGTAATGTAACAAATGGGTATTCTGTGTCTTTGTATCTTACTTTTCTTTCTTTCCATTCTTGCCTTTGAAAAGAATATTTTAAGACCACACCAATTTTGTTTGTTGCTACAGATAATAAATTATATAAAAAGTTATTTTTAAGGTCAGGGCTTTTTGTAAAAAGATAACGTGCTTTTTTAAATCCATTTGGTGGTGGTGGTACATATCTCATATTTCATCATCTAAGTTATTTATTATTCTATAATAAGCATCCCTTGCATCTGCATAACTTTTTTTATTTAGCATTGATGCAATAAGCACACTAATTATTTG